TACCGTCGCAAACGGCCGGCGCGGCGATTAATTGGGTTGGCGAATTGAAACCTAAGCCAGTCTCGGCGCTCGCCTTCGCGATGGAAAATCTTGGCTTCGCCAAGGTCGCGGCGATCGTGGTGCTCTCGCAAGAGCTCGTGCGGTTCTCTAATCCTTCCGCGGAGGAGCTCGTACGCGATTCGCTAGTCAAGGATATTTCCGCGTTTCTCGATAGCCAATTTGTGAATCCGGCCGTGGCGGCGGTAGCGGGCGTTAATCCGGCATCAATCACCAATGGTGCTCCTACGGCCACGGCGACGACAAATCCGCTGGCCGATATCATGTCGTTGATCAATCACTTCGTTACTAACAACATCCCGATCGATGGGTTGGCGTTCCTTCTCTCGCCGTCTAACGCCTTGGCGCTGTCGTTCCGCACCAATTTGGACGGATCGCCGGAGTTCCCTGGAATCGGGGTGAACGGCGGAAGCTACAAGGGGCTCCAGTTCATTACCTCAAACTCCATGACGACAAACGTCGTCGCGCTACAGCCTGGATACATTCTCTACGCGGACGATGGCGGCGTCACGATCGACGCTTCGACGGAAGCATCGTTGCAAATGGACTCGGCCCCGGCGTCTCCGCCGGATGCGACGACGGTCTACGCGTCGATGTTCCAGTCCAATGCGGTCGCGATTCGTGCTGAACGGTTCGTGACGTGGAAGCGCGTTGGTACAAACTCCGTGAAATACCTTACGGCGGTCGCATGGCCCTCTCCGACTGGCGGAACGTCGATGCTCGAGGGCTCTGGCGCACGATCGAAGGGCTAGCGGGTGGGCCTGCTCGAGTCGATCCGGTCGTCTCTCCGTGCGGTCTTTAGTCCGGCGCCGCGGGCGCCGGCTCAAGGCACGGGCGGGTACTGGCCGGTGGTCCGCGAACCGTATACGGGCGCGTGGCAAGAGAACGCCGAGATCAAGCTCGAGACGGCGTTAGCTAATCCCACGGTGTTTCGCTGTGTCTCCTTGATCTCGAGTGACGTCGGCAAGCTCCCGCTACGCCTGGTATCGGTCGATCGGTACGGGGTGTGGACGGAAACGAGCTCGCCGGCGTTTTCTCCCGTCCTACGTAAGCCAAACGATTACCAGACGATCGGGCAATTTCTGGAAGTCTGGATGCTCTCGAAACTGCTATGGGGCAATACGTACATTTTGAAAGATCGCGACGCTCGCGGCGTGGTCACGGCCATGCATGTACTCGATCCGTGTCGGGTTAAGCCACTCGTGGCGCCTGATGGCTCGGTCTATTACGAAGTGCAATCAAACGAGCTCGCCGGCCTGCCGGCGTCGGCCGCGGTGACGGTGGCGCCGGCGCGGGAGCTCATCCACGATCGATGGAATTGTGCGTGGCATCCCTTGGTCGGGCTGTCTCCGCTCTACGCTTGCGGCGGCGCGGCGCGGCAAGGGCTCGAAATGCAAGCGGCAAGTACTAAGTTTTTCGGCGGCGGCGGTCGTCCAAGCGGGCTCCTGATTTATCCCGGCGAGATCGATCAAGCGTCGGCGGATCGGGTTAAAGCAACCTGGGAGGGGATGGGCGGGCAAACCGCGGTGGTTGGCGCGGGGCCAAAGTATGAGCCGGTTGGCGCGTCGGCGGAGGAGTCGCAGTGGATTGAGCAAGTCGGATGGACGGCGAAAACGATCGCCGGCTGTTTTGGCGTGCCGATCAGCATGGTCGATTCGAGCCAACAGCCTCCATACGCAAACTCGGAAGCGTCGACACTCCAGTATCACAGTCAATGTCTCCAGACGCATCTGACGGCGATCGAGGTCGCGCTAGATAAGGGGCTTGAGCTCCCGTATCCATTCGGTACCGAGTTCGACACTGACGACCTGATTTGGCTCGATACAGCCTCGAGGACGAAGGCGGCGCACGATGCGATCGGCGCCGGCGCCATGACGCCAAACGAAGCGCGGTGGAAATACTTTGGCCTGGGTCCGGTCGCCGGCGGCGATACGCCGTACCTGCAACAACAATACGTGAGCCTCGAGGCTCTCTCGAGGCGGGATGTGAGCGTCACGGCTCCGGCGCCGGCGCCTGCTTTGGCCGCGGAGTCTCCGGAGGTCGTCGGGTCGTGACGCTCACATTCTCGCGGGTCACGCTGGCGGGTCCGCTCCTGACGCTCGAGGAAGCGAAGGCGCAATTACGGATCGTGGATTTTTCCGAGGATGCCGTGATTACGCAAAAGCTCAAGGCGGCGCAAGAGGGGATCTTAGCGTTCCTGGGCGCCGGCGGCGATCCGACATGGACGCCGGCCACGGCGCCGGAGGAAGTCAAGAACGCGATCCTTGGCCTGATGACGCATTACTTTGAGCATCGGGGCGACGATTTCGGCGCAACTAGTCTCGCGGAAGCGGTGATCTGGCGGGAGCTCGCCTATATGCTCCGGTTCTACCGGGATCCGGCGATCGCGTGATGGGGATCGGCTCCTACCGGCATCTTGTGAGCCTCGAGCATCCCTCCGTGATGCTCGATCCGCCGGTTTGGTACTGCTCGCTACAGTCGGCCGCGGCGCAAGTGGCGGATGGGCTCGCGGCGTTCTTTGTCCGCGGCCGGTTCCATCCTGGCATCAATCTCGAGACACAGATCGTCTTTGAGGGGCGCCGGTTTCAAGTGCAATCGGTGGTGGATCTCGAGGAACGGCACAAGGAATTACAGATCATGGCGGTTGAGGTCGTGGGCCGCGGGACCACGCCGGGAGGCGTGCCGGTCAACGTTCCGCCGTCAATCCTCGAGGGGCCGGCAAGCGTCACGATCGAGGCCGGCGAGTCCGTGACCTTGACGGTCGAGGCGTCTGGCGCTCTGCCGTTGTTCTACCAATGGCTCGAGGACGGCGGCGAGCTCGCCGGCATGGACGACCAATTTTACGTGACGGGTCCGCTCGAGGCGACGGCTACGTACGCGGTACGGGTCTCGAACGCCTACGGGTCGGTGCTGTCGGCGCCGGCCGTGGTGACGGTGGCGATCGCGGCGAGTCCCTTACTCGATGCGCTCGTGTCGTATTGGTCGTTCGATCACGATTGGACGGACAGTCACGGGACGAACGATCTGACCAATGTGAATGGCGTCACGAGTGCGGCGGGCAAGCTCGGCAATGCGGGGGATTTTGAGAGCAGCAGTGCCCAGTACTTGAGTCACCCTGATCCGACGCCGCTCGGCGATGAGGATTTTACGTACGCCTGCTGGTTCAAACGGGAATCGATGGGCCGGGTCCAATTGATCGCGAAGGATGCGGAGACGGGGCGATCCTATTTCTTACAAATCAGTCCCGATGATCTGATCGTGATGACGTTCGGGAGCGATGCGCTCGGCGTCAATCGCCCGATCCCGGCGGATCTGAATTGGCATTACGTGATCGTGTGGCACGACGCCGCCGCGAATACCTTATCCCTCCAGGTGGACGACGGCGGGGTTGGGACCCAGGCGACGGGCGGGATCTTTCCGGCGCTCAATCCGGCGATTCCGGTACGGATCGGAGCCCGGCAATATACCGGCTTTCAGGATTACTTCGACGGGCTGATCGACGACGTCGGGCTGTGGCGGCGGGTGCTGACGGCCGAGGAGCGGACGGCGCTCTACAACGGCGGGCTCGGGCTCGCCTATCCGTTCACGCCTCCGGTGCGGAGATTTTATGGGGACGTATGACGGGACGATCAGCGGCGGCGTGACGCTCAATCAACCGGGCGCCGGTACGTCGAAGGCGATGACGTTCGATGGCACAACGGGGAAGATCCTGACCGCCGCCGTGCAACCCGGAAACTACTGGCCGGGTTCGTTGCAAGACGTGGCGATCTACCCGCGGGCGCTCAGTCCCGCCGAGATCGCGGCGCATTACGAGCTCCGGGTGCCGGCATGATCGCCAAACTCAATCTGATCGGGCTCGAGGAGCTCCGCGCACAGTTAAAGCGCCTGCCGGATGATCTCAAAACGGAAGCGGGCGTGATCGTCCATGCCCAAGCGCAAGCGATGGCGCTCGAGGTCCAAGCGGCATATCCCACGGGGCCAACCGGCAATCTGCGATCGGGTGTGCGAGTCGAGCTCTACGGCGACGCGGTAAGCGCGTCGGCGCGGGTGCGGAGCACGGCGCCGCATGCCTACATTTACGAGCACGGCACCAAAGGTAAAAAGCGGGCGTATACCGGGCAAGGTCGCATCAAAACGCGCATGCATGCGCCTGGGTGGAAGGCTGGAAAGAATACCGGCGTGATGCCGGCGGGTAAGGTGTTTATCCCGATCGCGGTGCTGCGGCGGCGCGTGATGGTCGCGGCGTTGTGGGATCTACTCGAGCGGGCCGGCTTGACTGTCACAAGCTCGGCCGCGGCGTAAATGTTCTGACAGTCAGGAAAGTTACAGGGGGAATCTATGGCGGCTCCAGCTACGACAAACGCACCGGGCACCCACGGCAAGGAAGGCGTGATCGCGTTGAAAATGAATGCGGGCGATGCCTACGTTGCCGTTGGAAATATTTCCGAGTACTCCTTAAATCTCGCAAAAGACAAAGTAGAAGTTACCTCGCTAGGCGATGCCAATAAGCGGTACGTCATGGGCCATCGGGATACGTCAGGCAGTTTCAGTTCGTACTGGGACCGTTTGTCTGATGTGCTGTTCGATGCGAGCGAAACGGATGCCGGATGTTTCCTGGCGATCTATCCCTCTGCGACGTCGGCGCAAGCGTGGGAGGGGCCGGCGCATCTTGACGCTTCGATTAAGGGCGGGGTGACGTCGGCGGTCACGATCGATTGCACGTTCGTGGCTAACGGCGCATGGACGCGGACGTCAATGGTCGCGGCGACGGGCGCCACGGGCGTCGGCAGTCCTGGCGGGTTTACTCCGGCGGGGGCGATGGCGCCGGCCAATCTCGCGGCGATGTCTGCCGTTACCGCGTCGCCGGCTACCGCGTGGACGACGGGCCAGTACGTGAAGCTCGGCAACGGATCCAGTGCCTACTGGAACGGTACCGCGTGGACGGCGGGGATCGCTCCGTAGCGGCATGGCGACGCTCGGCGGGCATCGGGTCGTATTTGAAGGCGCCGCGGCTCTGGTGCGTCTCCGCTATCAGCGGGCGGCGCGTCTTGGGCCGTGGCGCGTCGAAGGCGATGCCTTGAGTGCGGAAGTGCTCGAGGCGGACGGGTTCCGGATCACACAATCGGGGTTGACGCTCGAGATTCCAAACGCGGACGGGATCCCTACGATCCGGCCGATCGAGGATGTACGGGTGTCTGGCGGGCGTCTCCTGGCGCGGCTCGTGCCGAAACGGTAAAGGGGCGGGAATGGGTTCACGCTATCGCAAGCAAGAGGAAACACGGCTCGAGCTCTCCGGCGGGGATTGGCTGCTCGTGCGGAAACATCTGACCGCCGGCGAGGAACGCGACGCTCACTCCAAGTTATTCAAGGCGATGCGACCTGGGGAACGGCCGGAAATAAACCCGCGGCAATTGGGGATCGCGCAAGCGGTCTGCTACCTGATCGATTGGTCAATCACTGACGCGGAGGACAAGCCGATCCAGATCCGCGATCAATCGTACGAGTTCATCTCGGCGGCGCTCGAGGCGCAAACGCCGGAATCCCTCCGCGAAATTATCAAGGCGATTGACGACCACGATACCGCCATGACGGAGGCGCGAGCGGAGGAAAAAAAAGCGCCGGCTGGCGCGATCGTACCGTAAGCGATCTGTATATCTGCCGGATCATGGGGTGGACGTACGACGAACTCCTTGATCTCCCGGTCGACGTCTATACCGTCCTAGTCGAAACACTCAGCGCGGAGGCCGCGAAGGCGCGGAAATAGTATGGCGATGCAAGCGACATTTACCGCCAACTTTTCCAGCTTTTACGACGCCGTCGACAAAGCGGAAACAAAATTAAAAGATTTCGGGGAAGGCGCGGATAAGGTCGGCGTACGCCTTAACGCGATGGGCAATCAATTTTCCGGGATCAAGATCGCGCAAGAGGCCGCGATCATGGTCAAGGCGGTTGAGGACATTGGCGGCACGTCCAGACTGACAGAAAAAGAGCTCGCCAAACTCGGGACGACCACTAACGAAGCGGTCGCGAAAATGAAGCTCTTGGGGATGGACGTTCCCAAGAATATGCAAGCGATCGCGGATCAGACGAAAAACGCCGGCAAGGCTACTACCGATTGGCTCGGCCTGCTTACCAAAGTCGCCGGCGCGGTGGGGATCGCGTTTTCGGTTGATGCGGTGATGGGGTTCGTTGGAAGTCTGTTCGAGACGGCGAGCGCGATCAAGGACATGTCCGCGCAATGGGGCGTCTCGACAAAAGCGGTCCAGCAGTGGACAACCGCGGCGAAGGGCTCCGGGGTCGAGGCCAAAACGGTTGGTAATTCCGTCCAGTTCATGACGGGCCAAATGGCGGAGGGCTCCGACAAATACCGGATGAGCCTCGAGCAATTGGGCCTGTCCTACGAAAAACTCCGTAAGCTCCCGCTAGAGGAGCAATACCGGCAAGTGATCGAGGCGATCCGCGGTGTCGAGGATGGCACGATGCAGCTTGACGTCGCGATCGGGCTCCTGGGGCCAAACGCCAAACAATTAATGGGCGCGATCCGGGACGGGTTTATCGACGCGGCGGATAAACAAAAGTTCATGGCGGACGAGACGATCAAGCGTCTCACGGACGCCCAAGCGAAATGGAAGTCCTATTACGAAGCGGTCACGATCTATTCGGCTGATGCGATGAGCGCGGCGATGGGGTCGTTCGAGCGGCTCACCAAGTCGTGGGGGAGTTTCTTCAGCTACGCCAAATTGGCGATCGGGCTACAGACTCGGTTACCGAATCTGATCAAGGCGGGCACGGCTGAAGTAATCGAGCTCGAGGGTAAGACAGAGAGTCTGGTCGATCAAATGCTGGATCTCGGCCATGCGACGACCGGAACGAATAAGCCACTCAAAAGCCAAGCGCAGATCGACGCGGAATTAGCGGATAAAAAAGCGCGGGCGACAAAGGCGGCGGCGGACGCGCAGCGGGCGCAAGAAAAACTCAAGCGCGAAACGGAGGCGCTCACCAAAAAGCTCGAGGCGGAGGACGAAAAACTCAACGATCTAATTAACAGTTTCGGCGGGACCGGCGGGAAGGGCGCGATCGGGAAGGCAAACGATTACCTCAAGGCGCTCTCTATGTCGATTCCGATCGAGCAAATGAGCGCAACCGCGAAGCTCGACATACACAAGGCGATGGATGCGGCGATCGTGTCCTACCAAGCGGCGGGCCAAATGGCGCCGAAGGTCATGTACGACATTTGGTTGGCGACGAAAAACGCAACCGAAGGCGTGATCGAGTTCTCGAGCAAATGGAAAAACTTCGCGGATATTGTCAATACGCAACCGATCGATCTCGGCGCCGGATTCAAAATGGCGGCGCCGCCGGAGCTCTCGTTTATCGAGAAATACGGCACGGGGATCGGGAACATGTCGACGGCGCTCTACAGCCTGGGCCAACAAACCGGGGGCGTATTCGGTGAGCTCACGTCGGGCCTGGGGAACGTTTCCGGCGCGATGGAGATTGGCGCGAAGGCGGCGGAGGGGTTCCGGCTCGGCATGGCGGAGTTCAAGCCTGGGGGTGATCTGATCAAGGGGATCACTGGTACCGCCACAGCGATCGCCGGCGCCGCGGCAAACTTCCTGCAAATGACGGAGGGCGCCGGCGTTCTTGAGTCGACGCTATCGGGCGCCGCGATGGGGTTTGGGATGGTGACGGGCGCAATGGGGCCGTTCGGGCTCGCGGCCGGCGCGGTGGCGGGGTACGTCCGCGGGCTCCATAATGAGGCGGCAAAAAGCAAAGAGCTCTCCGAAATGAAGGTACATGCGATCCTCGCGGCCGGCGGGATCGAGAAACTGGCGGACGCGGCAAAGCGGGCCGGTACCAGCATTACAGAGCTCATGTCAGCGAATACCGGCGGCGAGATCGGGCGGGCGATGGAGAACTTGAACGCCGCCTTCGAGTATCAGCAGGGCGCCGTTGCACTCCTGGCGGAGACGGTCAAAAAGTACGGGTTCGAGCTCTCGGAGCTCGGGCCGGCGATGCAACGGCAAGAGCTCGATAAGCGGGCGCAAGAGCTCTACCGCGATTTTACGCTGCTTAATTCCGCTGGGCTCGAGTCGGTCGCGATTACGGGCCGGATGGCGGATGCCGTCAACATCTACGTACAAGACGCGATGCGGATGGGGATGGAGATTCCCTCCGCCATGCGTCCCATGCTCGAGGCGTTCGCGAAGTCCGGCGAGCTCATGGACGAGAACGGCGACGCGATTACGGATCTCGAGGATAGCGGCATCAATTTCGCTCTGACGATGAGCGACGGATTTAAGGCGTTGATCGAGGAAGTGAAAAAGCTCACGGCGGCGATCGGCCGTGATCTGGCGCAAACGATCAAGGACATACCGGAACCGCATATCGTGGGGCGCGTGGATTGGACGTCGGGCGCCACGCCGGAAAACGTTCCGCACGTCAACGATCGGCCTGGGGGCGGCTCGGCGCCGGAGTACGCAAGGGGTACGGGCGGCTTCGTCAATTTCGGCAAAGGCACACCGGCGATCTTGCATGGGTGGGAGGCGGTCGTCCCGCGTGATGATGCCTCCGCGGCGCTCGCGACAGTGGCGGGCTCGAGCGGCGGCGGCGCGGCGCTCGCCGGCGCCGGCTCTACCATCGTGATTAATGCTCAAGGCGCGTTTTTCGACACTCCCGGCGATCTGCAACGGCTCGCGGATCGGGTGAATGATGCGCTGACGGCGAAGTACGGGCTTAGAAATACGATGCGGGTGGGCTGATGGCGCTCGCCGGCGCGGATAAGGCGTATACGTGGGCGCGATCGGGGCTCGCTCGATCGGGGGCGACGCGATCGGGGTACGTGCTGGCGTCTGTCTCCGTCGATCTGATTATCCGCGACGAAAACGGCGAGATCGTCTCGAGG